GCATTCAACGTCAGTGAACTTAGGCTGGCCAGGCAATGATCCGTTTAAAGTAGCAATATCGATGAGCGGAACTACTGCGACTCGTTCGTTCAATGGCGGCGCACATGCAACAAGCGCCACGCCTACACCAATTACCCCTACACAATTTCTACTTGCGGACCCAGCAAACGCCGACGCCGGCTGGCCGACCGGGCATATTTCCCGCATCCGCTACTACAAGAAACGTTTATCAGGACCAAGACTCCAATCATTAACCAATCTATAATTATGAAAACTGCACTACTATATTTGCTTTTAGCACTGAATCTATTCGCCGACACTAGCATCAGCGGATTCTCTGTGTTGCCACGACAAGATAACGTTTTAGATGGGAACATAGCAAAATACGAATTGTATTCCAGCATGGACGGCAAAAATTGGGGCGCAGCAGTCGCGTCAGGCGTAATGTCTAATGATAAAACACTGAAGAAAATAAATTTTCCCGTAGTCAATTCTAATTTTGTTAAATTGAAAGTATTAACTGAAGGAAATGGGAGCAATAACACCAACATTTCTGAAATAAATGTCATAGACAAAAATGGCAATAACTTAGATCGTAAAGATTGGAAAGTATCGGCTGATTCTTCTACTCCAGCAGTTGGATCTCCGTTCGGCGGACCTTTGTTCGCAATAGATGGAAATCCAAATACGTTTTGGATAACAGATTGGAAAATTCCAGCTCCGCTGCCGCACGAATATGTTATAGACCTCGGAGTAACTCCTATTGCTCCACCTATAGATACTACTCTAAACGTAGCTCCAAACTTCGCGATTAAATGGGATGCTAATCCCGAACCTAACATTGCAAAATATGTTATTTCATACGGATTCTCTTCTGGTAACTACACGAAGCATATCGACGTCGTTGGAAAATTGCGATACGAATTCGTCAATATGGATACTAAGAAAACATATTTGTCGCTTGTCGCAGTTAACACAGACGGATTGATATCTGAACCATCTGACGAGCTCGTAGCAAACGTCGTAATCAAGAATTTTCCATCTGCTCCAATGCCTCTTGCAGTCGAAAGCCCGGCCAGATTCATTGATATACTAATGTCGGTGCCGAGCGCGAGCTTCACGTCTATCGGCAAGGTTCCTTATCCTTTGGTCAAGGGACAAAGATATAAAACCAACATCGTATCTGAAATAGATCCAGCTTATCCTGACATCAAGAAATACATCCATGTGTCTATGTCTATTGATGGCGGCGCCACTTTTAAAGTCATAGGCAAAATAGCGTATCCGTATGTTAAGGGCCAAAAATACAAATCTGCACTAATAAATAGTATCAATGAGTAAACCTACTACACGAGCATCGCTCATTCAATACTGTCTTCGTAATCTCGGAGAACCTGTAGTTGAAGTTAACATCGACGACGATCAAATCGAGGATCGCATCGATGAGGCTATTCAGTACTACCAAGAATATCACTCAGACGCAGTCAAACGTGTATTTGTGAAGCATCAGTTAACTGCTATTGATGTCGCGAATAACTACATTGTTCTGCCTGAGGCTTTGATCTCAGTATTTAGAGTGTTTCCTATCGTGACCGCGGATTCATCAGGATCCGATATGTTCTCGGTTAAGTATCAGATGCATATGAATGACCTTTATTCGTTGCATCGCTCAGGCGGAATACTTGACTATGAAATGACGAAGCAGTACATGTCGTTGATTGACATGACGATCAATGGGTTGTCACAACAAGTGACATTCACACGTCATATGAACCGCCTCTCAATCGAAATCAATTGGTTGGAGGCTGGCCTCACGGAAGGCCAATATGTTATTCTTGAAGGCTATCAAATTCTTGATCCTGACGCATACCCAGACGTGTATAACGACATGATGCTTAAGAAGTATGCAACTGCTTTACTTAAGCGGCAGTGGGGCGCGAACTTAATCAAATTTGAAGGTATGCAACTCCCAAGTGGTGTCACAATCAACGGCCGCGCTCTTTTCGAAGATGCAAATACCGAGATTCAAAAGATTGAAGAAGAGTTCGATTCGAAGTACTCGTTCCCGCCTGACTTTTTCGTTGGTTAACATATGAACACGGAAATACCACTTATCATAGACGTTAAGGATGGGCGTGTATCAATCGACGTCTGTTCAGAACGTCTTAACGGCATAACGAATCAGGACGACGTGAATAAATTTACGAACGAGTTCATTGATAACATCAACCAAGGCTGTGATTTTAGAATGGTATGTTCGCCCGACTGTCCAAACTCCTGTTATGAATGTGTGAACGCAATTCTTCGAATAGTGAAAGAACAAGATGCCTCGTAATAGATACATATCTCACGGAACTAAATCCGAGAAGGACCTACTCGAAGACTTGATCATAGAATCAATTCAAGTCTATGGGCATGACATGTTTTACATTCCTCGTAAGATCATCAAGCTTGACCGAATCCTAAACGAAGACACGCTCTCGAACTTTCCTGATGCATACATGATCGAGATGTATGTTGAATCGGTTGATGGCTTCGAAGGTGATGGCAAGCTTATCACTAAGTTCGGTCTAGAAATTCGCGATCAGCTGACGCTAGCTTGTTCAGTACGCCGCTGGAATCAATTAGTAGGCCGCTTTGGTTATCCTAAAGATCAGGCACGTCCTGCTGAAGGTGACCTGATCTATGTTCCATTAACGAAAGGGTTGTTCGAGATCAAGTTCGTCGAAGATAAGAAGCCATTCTTCCAGTTAGGTGGTCTCCCCGTGTATAAGCTCATTATTGAACTTTACGAATATCCTAACAACTCGATTGACACAGGCGTGGAAGAGATTGATGCGATTCAAAGCTACTCGTCACAGGGCTTCTCAGTTCTTCTAGAGTACGCTATTACTGACACTGATCGTCTACAGATTGGCGACAAGGTAACGATGTTGATGCCTGACGACACGACAGGCTCTACCGAAATCCTTGACGTTCATGAAACAGACGATGTAAGCGACACCGTGTTCCTCGGCCCAATCACCTATGATAACGGCTTGTTCGCGCCGCTAGTGCCTGACACAGTTCTGACGAATATCATCTCAGGACTTGAGGCAACAATAACACAAATCTTTGACATCGAGACTGCGGGCGATAACGTAACATTCGCTAATGATGACAATGCGCAGAACTCTTCGTTCGAAGCCGAAGGCAATTCATTCATCGACTTCTCCGAGAAAAATCCTTTCGGTGAAATCAAACTTCCGTAAGTAATGCTAGACGACCTATACTTCTATAATGCAACTGTCCGCAAGACCGTGGCCGTCTTCGGATCCATCTTCAATAACATCTACACGGGCAAGTTGATTTCAGGCAAGTTGTCCAATGTTATTCGCGTGCCTCTTTCATATGGGCCTCGTGAACGATTCCTCGTTCGTATTCGAGATGCGGATAACAGCCAGCACGCCGACGTCGCAATCCGGCTTCCTCGTATGTCGTTCGAGATCACGTCAATATCATTTGATCCAGCCGCTGTCCTGAATCGAAACAACAAGAGAACGTTCACGATCCCTGACGACAACGGATCGAAAACTGTTGTGCGTCAATCAGTTCCTTACATCCTGGGTATGCAGCTTTCGATCCTTGCGGATAACCAAGACTCGGGCTTACAGATCCTTGAACAGATTCTACCGTCGTTTGATCCTGCTTACACGCTTGCCGTGAAAGGCATGGAAGGTCCTGACACAAAGACTGATGTCCCCTTCATCCTCAACGGTGTTACGCTTCAAGACGACTATGAAGGCGATTTCGAGTCGGGCCGTCGCTCAATCATTTACACACTCGACTTCTCGATCAAGATCAAGTTCGTAGGTCCTATCACGAACAAAGAGAAGATCATCAAGGACATCACCGTGAACCTAACAACAGGTGATGCATGTGATCCTGATACAACGCGCGACGAGTATGTCAATGTTGCGCTTGGTGATCCTGAGAATGACACGCCTGAAAACTACACGGTCGTAACAACATACGGATTCTAATGAGCACGACACCAAAGACAAAGGAGAGCATCCTATCCGCTCTCTCGAAAAACACGCCCGCTGAACTCATTGAGACTAAGCCTGTCGTCGTGCAATCGTTCAAGCCTACTGAGGAACAGCTCGCAAAGGATGCCGAGGAAGACTATGCATTCACGCGCGAACGAGTAAAGAAGCTCGCCGAAACATCAGACGAAGCAATCGCGATCATGTTGAATTTGGCGACTGATTCAGAACACCCTCGCGCATTCGAGGTATTGGCTAACCTCATTAAGACCGCGGCGGATGTGAACAACCAAATCTCGACGATTCAGAAAGATCGTAAGAAGGTGCACGCCGATCCTACAAGCAAAAAAGGAACAGCTATCGTGACAGCAGGCCCGTCAACGACAAACAACGTCATCTTCACAGGAACGACGTCCGATCTTCAAAAGTTTCTGACGAAACGAACAGCTTCTCAAATTACGGTTGAGGCCTAACATATAAATACTAGCAAGATGACACCAATCCCAACCAACAACATCATCACAACTGATGGAGATTACTTTCCTGCTAAAGGGTGGCACCCAGGTCGTCCAATATCAGTTGAAGTCACGGGTGTATTCGGCGGTGCGACAGTAACAATTGGTTTCACTTCATCGGATGAAGTCCCGGTGTTCATCATTGATGTAGGTGATGACGGGATTGCTCGTCCAAAGACCGAAGCGGGTAGATGGGTGTCGGTTCGACCATCATCTGGAAAGCCTGCTATCCGCGTAACCAATGCAACTGGCACAACAGCAATTCTAGTCAAGATAGTTGATCTCCTTCCACGTTAATGATTCCAACTGTAAAAGATACCGTTGATGAGGCCGTCTTAAGTGTACTTACACAACGGTTTTTGAGCAAGACTATCTTCGGATCAGAGGGGTCAGCAGCAACTAGTAATCTATTAGAAGCAATCTTGTTTTCAGATGAAGTCACGATACAGTTCTCTGATGACACTCTCTTAGAATGGTAATATGAAATTCACCGACACACAAATCACAATTGACAACATCAGTAAGATACCTACTGAGGCAGCGGGCGCGCAAAAGGGTTATACAACGCCTGACGCTATCGGCGTTGCGATGTCGGATGGTACTCTTACGATCGCAAAGACGTCAGGCCTTCAGGACACACTCGATACGTTGCAAGATAACATAGACGCGATACCGCCTCTTATCTCTGCTGTTGCAGGCGATGTAACAACACTTGATGGTCGCATTGATGGAAACGACTCCGCTATAACAACACTCGATGGCCGCATTGACGGACATGATTCTGATATCTCAACACTCGACAGCCGAGTCGATGGTCACGACCAAGATATCATCGACACCAACGCTTTGTTTGCAGGAAAGGCAAATCTTGAAGGCGGCAATACGTTGACAGGCACGCAGGCCATGGATAATGCATCTCTGCATCATCTTGACTACAATCTTGATGGCAAGCCTGCTCACTCAGAGGGACGAGTATTCTATGATACAGTTGATAAGTCGCTTGCGTATTACAACGACGAGGCAGCTGTTACGATGAACATCGGGCGCGAGGTCTGGGTTCGAGTAAAGAATATGACCGCCGCGCCATTAACAGATGGCCAAGTTGTTTTCATTTCCGGTGCAAATGAAGAGCATCCAACGGTGCAATTAGCGCTCGCCGATGCTATTACAACAGCACGTGTGTTAGGAGTAATAACACACACAATCCCAATAGGCCAGTTCGGATATGTTACCACAGGCGGTATTGTCAATGGTTTGAATCTTGCGATCTATCCTGATGGAACTCCGCTATATCTTTCAAGCACTGTTCCTGGTACACTTACGTCAACGTATCCTGTTGCGCCAAACGCAATCATTCGAGTTGGCATAGTTGCTTTCTCGCATCCGTCTCGTGGGAAGTTATACGTTCATCCCGAGACATACAGCCTTCCGAGTGCAGGAATTCTAGATGGAACTCATCTTGCGACACCAAGCACCGCCGTTGTTCGGTCGGTGACAGGCGGTGCAAACTTCGTTGAACTAGGCGCGACTGGTGACATCACGCTTGCAAAAACAATCACTCCCTCAGGCACGACTGGAAACCGAACTATAAACACAAATTTAGGATCTGTTAATTTCGCGGCCACGGCTACATCATTGACGGTTGTGAATAATAAAGTAACTCCGAATTCGCTCATCTTTATCTCTAAAGCTACCAATGATAATACCGCTCGTCTAGGTGGTGTTGTTGCGGCACAAGGTCAATTTGTTATCTACATGGATTCAAATGGACCTGGCGGCGGAGAATGCAAAGTCAACTTCCTAGTCATTAACTAACATGTTCGAACTACCTACTAACAATACTGTCACGACCGACGGCGAATACATCATCGTAAAAGCTCGTCATCCCGGCCGGCCGGTTTCTATTGAGATCGCAGGTGTTCTCGACGGCGCAACTGTTGTTCCTGGGTATCTGGCTAGAGACCTCGCGACTTTCATCTTAGACGTTGGCGATGATGGGCTTACACGTCCAAAGACCGCAGTTGGAAGATGGATCTCCAGCATTCCAGCATCTGGCAAGGTTGGCATATCTATCTCTGGATGCACTGCGAATACTGCTGTGTTAGTTTCTGTTATTGACTTGCTACCACGCTAATGCCAGCAGACGCGACAATACGAAACACGCTGCCTCCTATAATCAAGGATGTGTTCGTTGATCGTACCTACCCATTCTCAGATACAGACGATGACATTGTTGTTCCGCCGCCTGATCCAGACCGTGCCTTCGTTATGAATGTTCCTATCAATTCAAATTACATACCCCTCTTATGAGCGATAACTTCAAAATTGTTGACGGCGAATCACAACCGCAAACATTCCGTTCGACTGAAGCCTTTGGTGTCCATACGCCTCACCACTTCGTCACTGGAACTGTTGATACTGGCGGCCTAACAGACACCGAACTTAGAGCAACTCCGGTTCCTGTCTCAGGACCGCTGACTGACACAGAGTTGCGTTTGACACCTCTTCCTGTCTCAGGAACGGTTTCAACAGGCGGTCTAACAGATGCCGAGCTTAGAGCTACTCCGGTTCCTATCTCGGGTACAGTTTCAACTGGCGGACTCACTGATACTCAACTTCGTTTGACGCCTCTTCCTATCACAGGAGCACTCACTGATACTCAACTTCGCGCGACTCCAATTGATGTTACTACCGGCGGTCTTACTGATACTCAGCTTCGCGCAACTCCAATTGATGTTACTACAGGCGGTCTAACCAATACGCAACTACGCGCTACTCCGCTTCCTGTCTCTGGCACTGTCATTACTGGAGGTCTTACTGATACCCAACTTCGTGCAACTCCAGTTCCTGTCTCTACAGGAGGCCTTACTGACACACAACTTCGTGCAACTCCAGTTCCTGTCTCCGGCACAGTTTCAACAGGCGGTCTAACAGATGCCGAGCTTAGAGCTACTCCGATTGATGTCACCACAGGTGGCCTAACAAATGCTCAACTTCGTGCGTCAGCAGTTCCTGTCTCAGGTGGCCTTACTAACGTCGAACTTCGTACTACGCCGGTTCCTGTTTCTGGCCCATTAACCGACACACAATTAAGAGCATCCGCAGTTCCTATCTCAGGCACGGTCGCTACTTCGAACGGCTTGACTGATGCTCAGCTTCGTGCAGCACCAATACTAACCGATTCTGTTATGGGTGAGGGCGACATCACGCTCGATGCATGGGGCATTCAAAAGATTTCATTGCCTCAATCTCTATTCCACGGAATGTGGACATATGATATTCCCGCTAAGAGTTGGTTCATGTATGAGAACGGTGTTCAAGTCTATACATCGACTAACATTATTTCTAATCTAGGGGCGGCACAACTGAATGCAACCTCGACGAAGTCAGCATTGATTCTTGAGTCACGGCTATCTCCTAGATATCAGCCTAACAGAGGACATTTGTTCTCGACTGCTGTGTGGTGCCCAACTAAAACAGCTAACGGTGTTCGCGAGTGGGGACTTCAAACAACGGAGAACGGCGTGTTCTTCCGTCTTAAGAATGATGGTAAACTATACGCGGTTCGCAAGTCGGGCGGCGCACAAAACTACGAGGCTGAAGTTGACACTTCATCTATTCCTGGCTTCGACGTCGAGAAAGGCAACGTCTATGACATCCAATATCAATGGAGAGGCGTTGGTAACTACAAGTTCTTCATTAACCTGAAGCTCGTTCATACGATTTCATCTCTCGGTACTCTTACCGCGCTCTCGATGGAAAATCCTGCGCTTCCTGTTTCGTTCAAAGCAACTCGAACAACACAGGATGTTACGATGAACATCGGCTGCTGTGATATCACGTCGGAGAATGGTCTTGATGACACGCATCAGTATGGATCAGCTGCTGCGGACGCGGTAACACTTAACGGCACGAATGTTCCTACACTTGTTATTCACAACCCGCTCTTGATTAACGGCGTCACTAACACTCGGTCTATTACTCTCCTAGAGCTTTCCGTGAATAACACTAAGAAAGCAACATACCGCTTATTCCGCGCACGCAATCCAGGCCTTATCACAGGTGAGGTTCTTGTTGCTCTAGGCAATGGCTCATTCGTTCAAACTGACTCGCCTACGATGACAGCTGGCACAACTCGTGCAACTGCAGCAACCGTTGCGTCAATGGAATACCTCGACACCGTGTTTGTTGAAGCAAACGTTTCTAAGACAGTTGATATTGGAAAGCCTGGTTGCGAAGTAACATTGGTTCGCGGCGATTATCTTGTCGTCACATGCACGCTTTCTAACGGTGTGGGCGATCTAGTTCTAACATGGGGAGAAGAAGTATGATGAATGACTATTTTCCAGACAAGCTATGTTTTGAAGACGCAGGCATGCGTGGTTCATCTCGGTGCTTCAGACTAGAAAAGCCATTTAGTTACGTCTCATCGAAGGGAACTATTATTGTGCCTGAAGGTTTCATCACTGATGGAGCAAGCATTCCAAAGGTGTTTTGGTCAATCCTTGCTCCGTTCGGCGATTACTTTGCCGCCGCTGTCATTCACGACTATCTTTACAACAAGGAATGTCCTCTCTATAATCGTAAAGAGGCTGACCTAATCTTCAAGGAAGCAATGTTTAACATAGGCGTACCTTGGTACCGGCGTGATATCGTTTATCAGGCCGTGAACACCTTCGGGTGGGCATGCTTTAGAAAGGCATAAATAGATTTGCATGATCGCTCAGTATTTTCACATTACATATAAGATCACCTTTCCGGATACTGGGTTTTATTATTTTGGCAAGCATTCAACAAAGCGGTTAAATGATCGCTATAAAGGGTCTGGCGTCGATGTAGCAAACCTCATCAAACAAAATGCAAGACACTCATTTGAAATGGTAGCTTTACATGAATCCAGTGACGCTGCATTTGCTCATGAAAAGACTTTGGTCGGCGATAGGTATTTAGCGGATCCATTTTGCTTGAATAAAATTCAGGGAGGTGCTGGTGTTAAAAACTTCAAAGGCAAACCTGGAATTAGAACTCCTAGGAGAGACAAACAAAAAGTGTTAATGGCTGCTAAGCTAGGTGCTGAGGCCAGACGAGGCATGAAAGATTCTCCTGAGGTAAGAGCCCGACGTTCAGCATCAGTTAGTGCAGCAACAACTGGAATCCCAAAACCATGGATATGCAAGCGAATTAGTGTTGACGATAAAGTTTATGTTGGTATTGGCGAAGTATGTAAGGCGTTTTCGATTAGCCGCTATCACGTGAGGACCCGCCTCAAAAGCGAACAATACCCAACCTGGATCGAGCTAACAAAATGAACAATCCTGAGCACGGCTATAACGGCAACCCGTATGTGAAGAGGGATGGTGTTGAGCAGCAGTACACCGATACCGAGCTTGAGGAATACATCAAGTGTTCTGAGGATCCTGAGTACTTCATCGAGAAATATGTCAAGGTCATCAACCTTAATAAAGGGCTTGTCGATTTCAAGCTGTATGGTTATCAGAAGAAGATGGTCAAACACTTCTCGGACAACCGATTCAGCATCGTTCTTGCGTGTCGGCAATCAGGCAAGTCGGTAACTTCAGTTGCATGGCTTCTTTGGTATGTCCTTTTCCACGCGGAGAAGATGGTCGGCATCCTTGCAAACAAAGGAGCCACTGCGCGCGAAATGCTTTCGCGTTTGACGTTGATGCTTGAGAACATTCCGTTCTTCCTCCAGCCTGGTTGTAAGCAACTCAACAAAGGCTCGATTCACTTCTCGAATAACTCGAAGATCATTGCGGCCGCGACGAGTTCAAGTTCGATTCGTGGTCTTTCGATGAACGTCATTTTCCTTGACGAGTTCGCGTTCGTCAACGATGCGGCAACATTCTATACATCAACCTACCCGGTTATCACGTCAGGTGAAGACTCGAAGGTAATCATCACATCGACTCCTAACGGAATCGGCAATATGTTCTACAAGCTTTGGGAGAAGGCGGTAACACAACCAACAGCCGACGGTTTCAAACCGTTCACGATCAAATGGTCGGACGTTCCGGGTCGTGACGAGGCATGGAAGGCGTTGACGATCGCGAACACGTCCGAGCTTCAATTCAGTCAAGAATTTGATGTCAACTTCATTGGCTCATCCGATACGCTGATTAGTTCGGCGGTCCTCCTTGCCCTAAAAGCAATTGATCCGTTCGAGTTAAGGAATGATGTTAGGTATTACAAGGTTCCCGTTGAAGGGCATTCATACGTGATGACAGTCGACGTCTCGAAGGGACGTGGGCAGGACTATTCGACGTTCACTATCTTCGACACTAGCGTTATGCCATTTGAGCAGGTAGCGGTCTACCGAAATAATAACATATCGCCGCTGCTATTCCCGGACATCATTGTCCGTTGTGCTAAGCTTTATGCGGACGCGCTTGTCATCATTGAAAATAATGATGCTGGTCACGTCGTATGCAACACTGTCTATCACGAGTATGAGTACGAAAATACGTTCGTCGAGTCATCCGTGAAGTCAATGGGTATCGGTGTTACCATGACAAAGCGTGTCAAACGAATCGGGTGTTCAAACGCAAAGGACTTGATCGAGTCCGGTAAGCTCTCGATCAGCGACGCGAACTCAATCGCAGAATTGAGTTCATTCGAGGCCACCTCATCAGGTTCATATGCGGCTGCAGGAAATACGAATGATGACCTTGTAATGAACATCGTGTTGTTCTCTTGGTTCGTGTCAACCGACCTATTCAAGGATTCATCGTCTGTGAACCTCAAAGATTTGCTTTATTCGGATCGGATCAAGGAGATGGAGGATGACGTTGTTCCGTTCGGTATTATGCCAGACACGACCGAACAAGACACAAGTATGGCTGCATATGCGGCATTGATTGCAGCTCAGAAGGAATGGGGCCTTTGAGATGCCCAAAATATAAATAAGGATTAGATTGAATTCTTCTTATTATGTCTCCGCATTACACCTACACTGAAAGAAACACATATGGCATTCTTAGTCTCACCTGGACTCGACATTAACGAACTCGACCAAACTAACGTGGTGCCAGCTACATCGACATCGATCGGTGCTTACGCTGGACACCTTAACTGGGGACCTGCTGGTGAAATTGTCACCGTTGGTTCTGAAAAAGAATTGGCGCAGTACTTCGGCTCTCCTTCAAACGGAGTCAACACTCGTTCATTCCTAACAGCAGCAAGCTTTCTAAAGTACAGCAACACGCTTAGAGTGTCCCGCGCAATTTCTGCGTCGGCTTTTAATGCGGCTGACTCTAACCCAATCCTCATCAAGAATAAAGATCACTTCGACACGATCGGAGCTCTTAATTTCATCTTCTCCGCTCGTTATCCTGGAGCAATTGGCAACAGCATTACCGTTGAGTACGCTCACGTTTCAGGCGTTGCTGATGCTTCATACGATGACTGGGCTTACAAAGGCCTATTCGATTCAGCACCTAATCGTTCATTGACGGCTGAGGCAGTCATGGCAGAACTACTTGAATCGGAACGAACCAACGATGAAATTCACCTTGTCGTTATCGACACTCTAGGTCTTATCTCTGGAACGAAAGGAACTGTCCTCGAAAAATACGAAGGTCTTTCCCTTGGTTCTAATGCAAAGACTGAAGACGGCGCTTCGATTTACTACAAGGACGTCATCAATAACACGTCGTCTTACATCTACGTAAACACGTTGACAAACACGTTTGCTGATGCTGACCAACCAATCACGGTAGAGTCTGTCTTCGATGTTGCGGGTGGCGCAGTTTCAAATGAATCTGTTCTTGACCTTCCGTTCCTGCTCTCAACTGAAACGACCGTTACTTACTCGGGCGGCGCATCAGTAACCACTACTACAAACACAGCAAAGACTGTCGTTGTTAAGTCAGGTTATGACGGTGCAATCGGAAACAACGCAAAGATCAACATTCGTTTGGTCGATGATTCTGCTGTTCCTGCAAAGGCTGCACACGGATTCGTCAACTTCGGCATTCCTATCAACGGCGACACAGTTGACATCGACGGCGATGAATTCACGAAGGTCGCGACAATCACTGATGCCCTAACACAGTTCATCACGATCTCCGACCTATCTGCATTGATCAGCGCTATCTCCGGTCTTGATACGACTGTTGTTGGCAGCCTCATCAACATCGTGTCAGACACGCCTGGAGCGGCCGCAAATGCGACCACGCTTTCGCTTGGTTTGAATGCTGGCACAATGAGTGTATCAGGTCCTACACTAAAAGGCGGGGTTGACGCTCTTTCAACTGATTACGTTGACGTGACTGTTGATGTACTTGATGCAGCGACAGGATATGTTACTTATGACGTAACGATTGGTGCAAGCCAAGCTGTTGTTGGACCGGTCACAACGAATGTTACTAATGTAACGTTGGCTGACATCATTGAAGAAATCGTTTATGAGTCCGCTCTATTGAATGATGCTAATCTGATGGACCTCACGTTCGAAGTAGACGGCGTTGCTGTAACCTCAGTAACTCCAATTGCTTCGATGAAGTTCAACATTGAAGCCGTGCTTCCTTACACCGCGACCAACCAGGTCGTTCTATCAATCATTCCATTCGTCGGAGGCGACATCGTGAGTTACAACGATAACACGTTGATCACAACACTTGCACTCGTCAATGGTACTGATGCAACTGCCGCCCCAGGAAACGTTGTTACAGCGCTTGAACTATTCGCGGACAAGGATTTGGTTGACATCAACTTCCTCTGGGCCGAGATGTTCGATGTATCGCAAGAAATCGTTGACGTTGCTGTCTACGGAATTGCAAACACTCGCCGCGACATCCTCGCGACGATCTCAGCACCTGTAGGAATCGCTAACCTAACCTCGAATGTGCTTAAGAAGGATGCAGTCATCGAAAAATTCGATTCAGCTGCATATTCCTCGACGTCATTCGTTGTGTTCGACGAAACTCCTGGCTACACATACAACAAGTATGCAGATACTTATGTCTGGATCCCACTCGCCGGTCACGTCGCAGGTCTATGTGCAAACACTGACCTCGTTGCTGATCCTTGGTTCTCACCAGGTGGCTTCAATCGCGGACAACTTCAGGGCATCTCGAAGATCGCTTACAACCCAGGCCAAACTGATCGTGATGACCTTTACAAGAAGCGCATCAACTCGATTGTTGCAATTCCTGGAGAAGGCATCGTGTTGCTAGGCGACAGAACGGCTCTAAGCAAGCCTTCTGCGTTCGACCGCATCAATGTTCGTCGTCTGTTCAACGTTGTTGAGCGCACGATCTCAGGCGCTGCTAAATATCAGTTGTTTGAACTGAACGATGAGTTCACCCGTGCTTCATTCAAGAACACGATTGAGCCATTCCTTCGCGATGTTCAAGGTCGCCGCGGCATTCTTGACTACCGCGTTGTTTGCGATGAAACCAATAACACTCCTGAGGTCATCGACCGCAACGAGTTCGTTGGCGACATCTACATCAAGCCAGCCCGCTCGATCAACTACATCAAGCTCAACTTCATCGCTACTCGCACTGGCGTTGAGTTCAAGGAGATCGTTGGTGCCTAATAAATAAATCAACCACCACTAACAAGACACCAATCATATGGCAGGACTAGACAGCTTCAAAGCAAAACTCAAGGGAGGTGGCGCACGCCCTAACCTTTTCAAAGTCAATCTACCGTTTCCAGCGGCTACAGGCGGACGTTCGGAACTCGCATCGTTCATGATCAAAGCGGCATCACTGCCTTCCTCGGTCATTCAACCAATCCCGATTCCATTTCGTGGACGAAAGCTAAACGTTGCGGGCGATAGAACATTCGAACCATGGTCCATCACTGTTATCAATGACACGACGATGGACATTCGCAATGCGTTTGAACGTTGGATGGACTTGATCAACGCGAACTCCGAAAACGTCTCGGCGTATGTCGGAAATAACGCGCTCAACTATTATTCGAATGTACTCGTACATCAACTTGACCGTGATGAATCAATCACCAAGACGTACGAGATCATCGGAGCGTTCCCAACAAACGTCTCGTCTATCGAACTTAACTCTGAAAACAACGACGTCGTCGAAGAATTCACGGTCGAGTTGACTTACCAATACTGGACGTCCGAACGTTCCGGGATTGCGTAATCGCGCATGAGACATAACAGATAACCGTTTATCCAGGCAGGGCTACAAGTGATCTCTGCCTGGATAAATACTTTTGCATGACACTATTCGGCTTTTCATTATCCAAGAAAAAGAAAGATCCCGTTCTTAATAACGACGATCCTGTTTCTTTTGTTCCGCCTATGGACCAAGACGGTACTACCGTCATCGCGTCATCGGGTGGTGCTGGATATTATGGACAGTTTGTCGACATCGACGGAACAACGATCACTAATGAACGTGATCTTATTCTAAAATATCGCGCGGCCGCAACACAGCCTGAATGCGATTCAGCAATTTCCGATATCGTCAACGCCGCAATCGTATCCGACGATAATTCTGCGCCTGTCTCGCTTATTCTTGACGAGCTTGATGACTTCAACGAATCAATCAAGAAGAAGATCACGGAAGAATTTGAGAATGTAGTTTCGCTACTCAATTTCAACGAGAAGGGTCAAGAGTACTTCCGTCGTTGGTATGTTGATGGCCGGATGTATTTTCACATCATCCCGAATCAAAAGAATCCAAAGAACGGTATCGAGGAAATTCGTGAAATCGAACCAACTCGTGTTAAGAAGGTTCGCGAGATAACGACTAAGGTCGACCGAGCGACAGGAGTTAAGACTGTCACGACTACAGCAGAATACTTCCAGTACACGGAAGGAATGGGTGCGGATGGATCATCGGTTTCTACTGCAAGTCTTTCAGCTGTTAAGATCAATCCTGATTCGATCGTTTATGTTCCGTCTGGTTTAGTTGACGAGACCCGCAAGGTTGTAACATCGAACCTTCACAAGTCGCTGAAGATTGTCAATCAGTTGCGGATGATGGAAGACTCACTCGTCATTTATCGTATCTCGCGCGCGCCTGAACGCCGCATCTTCTACATCGATGTTGGTAACCTTCCTAAAGGTAAGTCTGAGGAGTATGTCCAGTCGATCATGTCCAAGTATCGGAACAAGCTTGTTTACGATGCAGCGACTGGAGACATTCGAGACGACCGCAAGTCGATGTCAATGCTTGAGGATTTCTGGCTACCTCGTAAAGAAGGTGGTCGCGGCACCGAAATCACGACGTTACCAGGTGGTGATAACCTTGGTCAAATCGAGGACGTCATATTCTTCCAAAAGAAACTTTACCGTTCACTCAACGTTCCTATCTCACGTCTTGAAGGAGAGACTGGATTCAACCTTGGCCGCTCGACCGAAATCTCTCGCGATGAAGTCAAGTTCCACAAGTTCGTTACTCGACTTCGTCAGAAGTTCGCGTACCTCCTAATCAATCTGTTGCATACTCAACTAATCCTCAAGGGGATTGTTACTGAGGAAGACTGGGAGAGCATCAAGGAGAATATCGCGGTTGACTTTGCTGAGGACAACTACTTCTCCGAGCTGAAAGAGTTTGAAATCCTTCGTGAACGTATCACGATGCTGGATCAAGTAACTCCTCATATCGGTAAGTACTTCAGTGATGCATGGGTTAGAACTAACATCCTTCGTCAAACACAACAGGACATCAAGCGTATTGATGCTGAGATCGCGAAGGAAACACCACCACCTAGCGAAGAACCTCCTGCGGCTGAAGGTGATGCGGCTGACGGCGCGGATGGAGGAGACGAAGGCGATACATCTGGAAAACCAACCGGCGATGTTCATATTCACTATTGAACCTGCCTGAAAAATACGATTTTAATAAATAACTAACATGGGTACAATCTCTAGCTTCATTGATGCTGTCGCTGATAGCGATCATACAAAAGCAAATGAAGTCTTTGCAAAAGCAATCAAAGAAAAGGTCAATACGGTTCTAGACATCAAACGTGTCGCAATCACGTCGGATGTTTATGCTAAGGTTGAGGCTTCCAAGATCGCGGAATAATCAAAGCAATGCTTCTTATCACTGAACATAACGAAGAAGGCATCAAGTACCTGACCGAAGGGACAGGCGCTGAAAAGCTTACCTTCATTGAAGGCATTTACATGCAAGCCGAACAGGAGAATCGCAACATGCGAATCTATCCTCGGACGGTTCTTGAAGCTGCCGTTGACAAGTATGTTCGGGAATATGTTAATACTGGCCGTGCAGGAGGTGAACTAAATCACCCAGCCGGTCCTGCTGTTAACCCAGAAAGAATTTCACACCGCATTACCGAACTCAAGTGGGACGGTGATAACGTAATTGGAAAGGCACTCGTGCTTGATACGCCAATGGGACAGATCGTAAAAGGTCTTATCAAAGGCGGTATGAAGCTAGGTGTTTCAAGTCGTGGCATGGGATCCATCGAGTCGAGAAAAGGTAAGTCTTACGTTAAGGATGACTTCCGTCTCTCAACGGTTGATGTTGTTCATGATCCATCTGCACCATCTGCATTCGTTAACGGAATCATGGAAGGTGTTGACTGGGTTTGGAATAACGGAATTCTGGAAGCTCGGGAAATTGAAAAATATGAGACTGCGATCAAGCGAGCTTCCTCTGTTAATCTAGCAGCGGTTCAAGAAAAAGTCTTCGTTGATTTCCTCTCCAAAATCAAAATGAACAATGCCTAACATTGACGAAGTAATTACGTTCGGCGATGGTGGCAAATCAGAAAAACTTTCACGTTGGAACAATCGCGTTCGCGAACTCAACAGGAAGAAAACTGACGCTGGCCCTGACGAACTTAAGAAAATCAACGACGAGATTGCTGACATTCATGGCCGCATCTCAAAACTCCAATCCGAACAAACTGAACCTATCATGACACCTGACGAAGACCTCATCGAAGACGTTGAACTAAACGCTCTTCTCGACCAAGCAAAAGTTGCTGAAGCAGCTGCACTCGAAGAAGCGAAAGCTTGTAAGAAAGAAGCGGGCTGTGAAGACGACGAGAAGGACGAACCTGCATCCGACGACGATAAAGAAGAAATGGACGAAGCTAAAGCAGATCCTGTTGAACTGAAGAAGCAACTTGACAAGTACAAGGCTAACCTCAAGTTCGCGAAGGACGACAAGGCAAAGGCTACTATTCAAAACTTCATCGACGAGATCCAAGGCAAACTTGATGGTCTCAAAGAAGCTTTCGGTAAGAAGGATGACGACTCTGACGACGACGCAGACGGTAAGGACGACGACAACGACGGTAAGTCCGACGATGACGACAACGAACCTGACGATGACGATTCGAAAGGCGAAGACAAGGACAAGCCAAAACCAGCGTTCCTCAAGAATATCAAGAAGGAAGGTGTTGAAATCGACGAAGAGAATTACGTCGCTGAAGAATCTGAGCTCAACGCAGAAACAGGAATTTACGAAGCATTTGACAATTTTGCTGCTCACTCTGGTCATAAGGTCAGAGTTGATACCAGCGAAGGCGGCTTCATGCATCACATGTATTTCAATGATGAGGCTAAAGCTAAGGCATATTCTGACAAGAAGAAAACTGAAAAGGATGTCAACAGTTCCACGGTAGTCAAAATGACGGCTGGAACACCGACTCAACAAAAGACAGTTGCGTCCCAGAAAGCTGTTGGGAAAATTGTTGCTAAGCATGGCTTCGAGAGATCTACGACTGCGCACAATCAATCATATCAGATGGGTGGCGCGATGTCAAAACATAAAGATCTATACCACAAGAAAGACTCAGACGGTAAGATTACACACACTATCGAAGTTGATCATAACAAGGAAACAATGAATTCAACGGGTAAGAAACAACCTCTTAGCGATCTGGCTTCGCATCTTGACCAAAAGTACGGAAAAGACAAAGCTAAGAAAGAACCATCCGTCAAGAAGGAATCGTTCATTGATGATATGAACTCCATCGTTGAAGAGGCTGATGGCCTCTCAGAAGATTTCAAAGAAAAGGCTGGAACCCTTTTCGAAGTCGCCCTTAACACGCGCGTTCGCGAAGAGAAGGACAGACTCCAAGAAGAATTTGACAACAAGATCGCAGAGGAAACCGCGGCTATCCGCGAGTCCCTTGAAGAAAAGGTTGACAACTATTTGACATATGCAGTTGAATCATGGGTAGAGGACAACAAGATCGCGATTGAATCCGGTCTACGTACTGAAGTTGCTGAGAGCTTTATCTCAGCCCTTAAGAACGTGTTTGTCGAACATTACATTGAAGTTCCTGAAACGAAGAAGGACGTCGTATCCGAATTGGAAACGAAGCTCGTCTCTGTTGAAGAAGCATTATGTGCATCAGGCAAGCAAGCCGCTGAATTGGCGGAACAGGTTGAGAAACTTGTCCGTGAAAAGATTCTGGCTGAAGCTGCCGAATCGCTCGCTGATACTCAGGGAGCACGTTTGCAAGCACTAGCTGAAGACGTTGAATTCGTTGATGAAGAAACCTTCCGCAAGAAGGTCGCTACCATCAAGGAATGCTACTTCCAACGCAAAGGTAAGGTCATCGAAGAAGAAGCTTCGGCATCTTCCTACGAAACCAAAGAGATCATTGTTGAAGACTCCGAAAAATCGGCAGAACTTTCTCCAACGATGCAATCTTATGTATCCGCACTGGCGAGAGTTAACAAGGCAAACACCTTCACTCGCTAATCTACCCAACCCAACCCCACCATAGAAAACCAAGTATATGTTTAATTCCGAGCTACTCGAAACCAAATGGGCTGCTGTTCTGGAATCCCCAGACGCACCAGCGTTCAAAGATAACGGCCGCAAGGCAATCACCGCTGTCCTTCTCGAAAACCAACAGAAGGCACTCAACGAAGAACGTTCTCAGAACTCGTTCCTTGCAGAAGGTAACGTGATCGGCGACGGCAACAGCGCAATCAAGACCTGGGACCCAGTCCTTATCTCGCTTGTCCGCCGCGCAATGCCTAACCTCATCTCGTATGACGTTGCAGGTGTTCAGCCAATGACCATGCCAACCGGCTTGATCTTCGCAATGCGCAGCCAATACCAAAACGCAGCAGGCGCGAATACCGCTGAAGCGTTGTTCCACAAGCCTGACACTGCTTTCACCGGCCCAGTAACAACTGCACAAGGTGAAGCATTGACCGGCAACGGCACCAACGGTAACTACACCGACCCTAACACCGGCAACGTTGTTCAGATCGGTCGTACCGCTGCAGGCGGTGGCTTCGGTCAAATGGGCTTCACCATCGACAAGACAACCGTCACCGCAACTACGCGTGCGTTGAAGGCTGAATACACGATGGAAATCGCGCAAGACCTCAAGGCTGTTCACGGCCTCGATGCAGAAGCTGAACTTGCAAACATCCTCACCACGGAAATCATCGGTGAAATCAACCGCGAAATGATCGACCTTGTTAACGTCAAGGCTGTTACGGGTGGTATCATCGGCGACCTTGACGGTGCTGGCATCGGTACGGCTGTTGGACCTCTCGGTACCTTCGACCTTGACACCGACGCTGACGGCCGCTGGGCTGTTGAGAAGTTCAAGTCCCTCGTGTTCCAATTGGAACTCGAAGCTAACGCGATTGCTAAGGCAACTCGCCGCGGTAAGGGTAACTTCGTTATCTGCTCAAGCAACGTTGCATCCGCACTTGCTGCAGCTGGCGTTCTTGACTACACCCCTGCGCTCTCCGCAAACCTCCAAGTCGATGACACCGGCAACACGTTTGCTGGTCTTATCAACGGTCGCCTAAAGGTCTTCATCGACCCTTACTCGTCCGCTGACTACATCACTGTCGGTTACCGCGGCCCAACCGCATACGACGCTGGTCTGTTCTACTGCCCATACGTTCCACTCACCATGGTTCGTGCAGTTGATCCTGACACATTCCAACCAAAGATCGGGTTCAAGACCCGCTATGGTTTGACCGCTAACCCATTCGCGCTTGCTCCAGGTGTGAACGGCGTAGGCACCAACGGAACCAACCCATACTTCCGCACGTTCGACGTCCTTAACCTAGGCGTTGCTCCAACTGCGTAAGCCTTGGCATAACCCATTCACTGAGAGGGGAGCTTTGAAAGAGGCTCCCCTCTTTTGTCTTAATAAATAGAATCATGAGTAATCTCACGTCCAACATAAATCTGTTATCAAACATCAGCTTCAAGTTGGTTATCAACTCACAAGACTTTGCGAATGTCGAGTTCTTTGCGGTTACGGCGAACCTTCCTGGTGTTTCGATCAACGAAGCGCAGTCGCCGTTTAGGAACCAAGCCGGGTTCGTCCCAGGCGAGAAGATGGAGTTCGAACCGTTGAATGTTAGGATTGCACTAGACGAGGACTTTGTTGCATACACCGAGCTTTTCAATTGGATGAAAGGTCACACTAACCTGGCAGGCATTAAGGTTGCAGACCTTTCATTGATCATAATGTCATCGCACAACAACGCAAACAAGACGTTCACGTTCGCAAACGCGTTTCCTACAAGCCTTGGTTCTATTGAGTTCAACACTCAAGCACAGGACATCGAGTACGCATTCATGGACGTAACATTCCGATACGACTACTTCAAGATTGAAGGGAATGCTGGTTCAACACTCGATGGATTCTGTTGATAAATCAATTCTATGGTACTTGATGAAATCTTAAAGATGTGGGAAGAGGATTCAGTCATCGACGCGTTGAATCTTGACTTGACCACGATCAAATGCGCGTCGCTTCACTCGAAGTATTTGGAGTTGCACTCTGTCGCAAAACTTCAGTTGAAAAGAAAGACGGCTGCACTAGCTGTCCTCAAAAAGGATAAGTGGCTTTACTTCAACGGCAAGATGCCAAAGGAGGAGATGGACAAACATGGATGGCCGTATGACCCATTCAACGGAATGGCTAAGCCTATGAAAGGTGACATGGATATGTACTATGACACCGACAAAGATCTCATGAAAGCGAATGCGCAGATCGACTATCAGAAGACGATGGTTGAAGCGCTTGATGAGATCATGGCGACGAT